GACACCTGATGCAGCACTTCAGTCTGAATTTGGATCCGGGCTAGGTGGGTTGGCTTCGCCTCACGAAACATCTCCTGAGATTGCGACACAAGATACGGTAACAGCATTGATCTCTGGTAGATCATACGCAACATCAGCAGGATAACCAATCATTTATGGAATATAAATCTACCATAGGCATTGCAAAGGCACACGATGGAAATGTCTCTCGTGGCTATGGTAGAATTTCAACAGGTCATCCTACGCAAGGTGCAACTCAAGGCCAATCTAGACCGATGTACCAGTATGCTGAACTAGGCGATGACGAAGAAATTGATCCTAAGGTAGACATACTTGATGATCTTGACATAGATGTAATCAATGCGATCCATGCTGCAACTGATACTGAATTGTATACAAATCCTAATCGATCTGGCAGAGCTGATAGAGGGTCGCTTTCAGGTAGAAACATGGCAATGGAAGGTATGTCAGAAGAGTTTGAGCATACAACAACTGCTGTTAAAGGATTGTCACCTAGAATGACTTATCGTCAGAAAGGACCAACAGGTACAGTACCTAGAAACAACAAAGGACCAGCATTTGGTTCTCAATCAACAGCACAGTATATTCGAAGTGCTCCTGGTAGAAAAGGAGGTACTCATTTTGGTACTGCTAGAGCACCTCTACCTAGACACGACGAATATGATGAAAATATATTTTCTTTAATGGATTTAAAAGATCCGATGGAACGATCTTTTTTAAATCAGCAAAAAAGAGTCAACAGAATTAAAAACATGGTCAATTTAATTGAAAAAGAATAATTAAAAAGAACATTAGCAAAAAACAGCTATATTTATTAAGTTTAAGAGGTAATCAATGTCAAACAAAGTTTTTGAAGAAGCAATCGCCGATGCAAAAAAGCTAAGAGAAGTTGCAGAAGAAAATGCTAAAAAAGCAATTCTTGAAGCAGTGACTCCAAAAATTAGAGAATTTATAGAGTCTGAGCTTATTGAAGGCAAAGAAGACGTCGACGAAGAAGTTGAAGAATCTAAAGAAGAATTAGATGAAACTTCTGAAGTTGATGAAGATGTCACCCTTGATGAAGCTTCACTTAAAAAGCTATCTACTCTACTTGGTGTTGATATTTCAAGTCAACTTGCAGATCAAAATACAAAATCTGCAATATCAGAATCAACAAGAGATGCTTTTGATATGTTAGACGAAAGACAGAAAAAAGACCTTAAAAATTTGGCAAATAAAATTAATAGCAGAAAAAGAACTTTGTCTGCTGCAGCCATAAATAATAAAGAATCGAATTTAAAGGAGAATTCAAAAATGAAAGATAAGTACTATGAAGTAGATCTCAAGGCTCTAAGAGAAGCTGTTGAGGCAGAACTTTCAGAAACCCTCTATGAAGATGAAGGTGCTGACGAAGGTTCTGATCATGATGTTAAAGAGGCGAGTCTTGAAGAAATGCTTCAGGAGTTAAGACTTGTCTTGGATTTAGGCGAAGATATTGAAGAAGATCAGATCCCTGAAGAACTTCGAGGAATGCTAGAAGACGACGATGAAGACGAGGAAGAAGTCGAACTAGCTGACGATGAAGCTGAAGAAGCTGACGATGAAGCTGAAGAAGCTGACGATGAAGCTGACGATGAAGCTGAAGTTGATTTTCAAGCTCTCGCTGAAATGATGTACGAAGAAGAAGATCAGGAAGAAATGTTAGAAGTTGATGAAGCTGTCCTTGCTGAAGAAATTCTTCGTATTAGAAAAATGGTCCGTGAAGGAAAAGTCGACCACCAGTTTGGTGGTAAAGGCGAAGGCAGAGCCGGCGTCGATGGATCCTTTGGCGGAAAAGGCAACGGCAAAGCCGGTGTCAAGAAATCTTTTGGTGGTGGTGCAGAAGGACAAGATGCCTTCACCAATCCGCCTACCTTAAATAAACTAGCGGAGGCATTCCGCACAGAGCGCCGCAAAAATCGTGTGCTTGATGAGAAACTGAAGAAATACAGAAGTGCTGTTGATACTCTTCGTGAACAGTTGGAAGATCTCAATCTTTTTAATGCCAAGTTGCTTTACGTTAATAAGCTTCTTCAGAATAAGAACCTTAACGAGTCTGAAAAGAAATCCGTTATCAAGGCGCTTGACGAAGCTAACAGTCTTAGAGAGGCTAAGTCACTGTACAAGTCTCTAACTGAGACATTTACTCATGGTGGTAAAAAGACTCTTTCTGAGTCAAGAAGCCGTGGGTCTTCATCCAGACCGACAACATCTTCAGCACCTAAGGGCGGAGCTCCCGAACTTGATCGCTGGCAGAAACTTGCAGGTCTAAAATAAACTGTTCACAAATATAAAAGACATAATTTAAATTATAAAGGAGTTAAAACATGTCACGTTCATTCACTTTAAATCAGCTTACTGAAGGCATTCGCGGTCGCGATATTGGCGCCGAAAGTAACAGACTGATGGAGAAGTGGACCCGCACAGGTCTACTTCGTGGTCTTGGCGACACAGGTCGCGAGACTATGTCACGCCTTCTCGAAAACCAGGCAGCTCAGGTTCTTCGCGAAGCAAACGTTCTTGGTTCAGGCGGAAGCGCTGGTGCCATCGACGGTTTCTCAAACATTGCTTTCCCGATTGTTCGTAGAGTCTTCGGTGGCCTAGTTGCAAACGAACTCGTTTCAATTCAGCCTATGAGCCTTCCTTCTGGTCTGCTCTTCTACCTCGACTACACCTACGGTTCAGACGTTGGTGGTGACGATGTACTCTCTGCGACGCCTTCACTTGCTGGTACAGATGCTACCTTCAATAAGGGTGACTCACTCTACAACAACCCATCAGGTAATGCAATTCGCACAGGTTCTGATGCAGTCGGTGGTCAATACGACCTCGTCGGTACATCTTACTCCAAGGTTCACAAAGGTGTTCTTCTGGACGGTACAGCTGCTGAGCACGTTGTCTTCGCCGGTGCTTATGGTACCTCAGCAGGACAGACTGCTGCTTCACTCGCCGTAGCTGGAACCAGTGGCGCTGACGGAAAACTACTTCAGTTTGACCCGCAAATCACAAAGCAGATTGATGACGGCGAGTTTAGTTACCAGTTCTTAGTCATGTCAGCTTCAACACTCCAAGACGCGACAACTTCACTGCGCCTTGACGGTACAGCAGTCAAGTCTGTTGCTCTATTCTCTGCCGCGACTGGCAAGGGCTTTACAGTTCCTGGATCAGACATGCAGGGTGGTAGCGGTATTCTTAACATTCGTCGTTTAAACCAGCTTGGTACAATGGCTGGTGCACCCAACGCTGTTACGTTTACTCCGAACCCACTTGTTAGTGTTGAAGCCGTTAATGCTGCCGTTCTATGTGTTATGCAGGGTGACTCATCAGCCAGACTGGATGATGCAGCAACCTACCTAACTGCTTCTTTCGCAGTTACAGATCAGGTCACAGCAGAAGGCGGCACCGGTGGAACACTTACTATTCCGACCTTCGAGTCTAACTTTGAGTCTTCACCACAACCTGTTATTCCTGAAATTGACATCAAGATTGAGTCAATTGCTGTTACAGCTACCACACGTAAGCTTCGTGCTCGTTGGTCTCCGGAACTCGCACAGGATCTTAACGCTTACCACAGCATGGACGCTGAGGTTGAGCTTACTCAGATCCTTTCAGAGCAGATTGCTCTTGAAATCGACCGCGAGATCCTTAACGACCTCCTAGTCGAAGCTCGGGGCGCTAACTTCTACTGGAGCAGAAGCCCCGGTAAGTTCGTTAACAAGCGCTCTGGCGCTGCTGTTCAGCTTGCTTCAACACTCGCAACCGGTCCTCAGTTCACTGGTACCGTCCGCGAATGGTACGAGACCCTTGTCGAGACCATCATTGATGTTGCTAACGAGATCCACAGAAAGACCCTTCGCGGTTCCGCTAACTTCCTCGTGTGTTCACCTGAAGTTGCTACAATCTTCGAAGCTTCTGTCCTCTACAAGCCCTCCATCAAGCTTGACGGTCAAGGCCAGGTCGGCGCAGAGTTCACACTCGGCGCTGCTTCAATCGGTAGCTTAAGCAACCGTTTCACAGTCTACAAGGACCCTTACTTCCCTCGCAACAAGATTCTTGTTGGTTACAAGGGCGGTTCATACCTTGAGACCGGTTACGTTTACGCTCCGTACGTTCCGCTAATTGTCACTCCGACAATCTTCGCGCCTGAAGACTTCACACCCCGTAAGGGCGTGATGACTCGCTACGGCAAGAAGATGGTTCGCGCTGACTTCTACGGTACAATTACCTGCCTCGACATGGACATCATCTGATCTTTGATTAGATAATGTCTCTAAAGGCACCCTTCGGGGTGCCTTTTTTGTTTTTCAATTATAATTTTTAAAATAGTTTTCTATAATAAGAAAGTAAGGAGCTTAAAATGCTAATTGACGAAAATGATATGGAAAAAGAAAGTGAAGAGCAAGGTGAAATTGTTGGTATTGCAATGATGCAACC